TATCAGCTTCTAGTTTCCAGAGGCGTTCATCTACATATGATTTTGTATCTGTTTTGGGGTTTGTGATTGTATCGAATGCGGAAGAGATCTCACCGAAATCGTTATTGCGGGTACTTCTTAGTGTATTAATATCCATCGTATTTTTCCTTAGTATTTACGTAGTATGTTTAATGTATGTACTGCACTTTATTTATATAACGATACATTAGCGTTATTATAATTCTGTAATAAATTCATTAATAGTTTTCTCAAGTTTTTCTCTATCATACTTAACAAAACCTTTAAGCTTTTTAATCCTTCTTATATCTTCTTCTAATATTAAAGCTGTTGGTTCTACTTCCCATTTAGTAATCATTGGTATGAAATCATTTAATATACATATTGATTCCATGCTTATTAATTTACCAAGATATAGTTTAATTATATACGGATATGTATTTAAAGTAAAATTAATTATTTGATCTAATGATAAATTATTCTTTTCTGATTCTAATTGTAATAAGTTAAGATCATCTTTAAATGTTTTTGTAAGACTTTGTTTACGTTTAGTCCACTGAATATAATACTCTTCAGCTTCTTCCATTCCATAAACAATATTATCATTGCCGTATGCTATATTAGCAACAAGAAACTGTATCATTTCCTGATCAGTTCTATATTTACGTGCTAACTTTTCAAATAAAAATTTATCATTACGAGCATCAAATGCCTGATACGAACCTTTAACATTACCTCTATTCTCAAATACATTAAACTTGTCTTTAGTGAAATGTAGCTTTAATGCAACATAATATCTAAAAGCTTTAAATCCTGTCATATATCCAACTTAGCAACTTTAGGTAAGTAGTTTTCATCCCTCATATTAACAGCTATCTTTTGTTTAAGATTCTTATTAACCATAGAACTAATATCTTCTGGGTCAATAAAATTTTCTTTACAGTATTCTAGTACTGCTTCCATGTGTGTTATCTTACGAGATGATACCATTTCATCAATATAAATGGCAAACTCTTGAGTATTTTTAAACATTTTACCTTGCATTATTATCCTTTAAGTAATGTAAATAACTACCGACTATGTATTTTCTATTTGTTGATACTAAACCAGCATGCGGATACATCCATAGTGGTGGGAATACTAAACATGCTCCTTGTTTTCTAGGACTGGTTAATCCTAATTGGGGAAATTCTGTTCCGCCATCTGCGTAATCATCTGAATCATTTAAGTAAATAAAAAACGCTAAAAATCTAATGGCAGAATTATAATCATTTACATCAGTATGATAATCAAACTTACCTTCATTTGGTTCATACCTTTTTATTCTAAATTCTTCAAAACTATATTTTTCTGGCCACTGTAGGGGTACATGAATATGACAATCAGATTTATACTGTTCTAATAACTCTTGAAATTTAATACTAAGTATTGAATTAAATTCAGACCAATCATCTTTGTGTTGTATTAGATTAATTTGATTGAAGTTCATTAGATCATCATTATATATTTCATGTTGATCTTCTTTACTGTCAAATAACGATATCATTCTTTCACATGTATCTTTATCTAAAACATTATCATAAACCTTTAAGTACCTTTGCAACTATATCATCCCTAAATAATATTTGGCTACTTTAAGATCAGCATTAATCTTTTGCCAAACCTTATATTTGTCTTTGTAACATTTCCATACTGGAGTGTTTTGATTATCAATAGAAGCATTTAACTTTTCATCAAACACTTCTAGATATTCTTCAAAGAATACATCTAATTCATTTTTACTTTTAATTAATTCAGAAGTAATTTTTTCAAGTGATTCTTTATCTCTTCTTATATACGAAGTAGATATACTGTCAATTATACTCATTGTACCTCCTGAGCAAATCTTTCTTTTAAAAACTTCATTACTTGATGTTGTCTAGTAAAAATAAAATCTTCATTTAGATCTACATCAGTAACAATAAAACCATTCTTAACACGTTTAATTAAAAATTCATTCATAATATAATACTCCTATTTTTTTGTTGCTTTTGCTTTCTTTTCCTTTTCAGGCTTAAAATCTAATAATATCTTGCTTTTTGCATCCATTGCTGCAAACCTTTTCTTAAGACGCTTTTGAATTTCTTCTGCATCATACCACATTTCAATACCTTGTTTAACCTGTTTCAATTCTTCTTTAGATAAGAATCCGTCGTAACAATCATCAAGTAATTTTTCAACTTGAGTTACCGTAAAGTCAGTTTGTGCTTTTACTGTTTGTGTACTACCTATACTACCAAATGATGCGGTATGAATCATCATATAAGCTGTATCAAATACATGTACTGAATGACAATACATTGCAATGATAGAAGCAGCACTATGACAAGCACCCATGATATGACCAGTAATTTCTGCTTTACATATTTGCATAGCATTAATAATAGCTGTGGCTGAATCTAAATTACCACCATTACAATTAATATAGAAATGAATTCTATCATGTGCTGGTACGTTAATAAGTAAAGAAATAACATTACGATAACGATGAGGTTCATCAATATCCATATCTAAAAATACTTCGTGGGTTATTAATGAAGACTGAACTGGATTAATATGCACATTATTTGTTAAATTACCTATCAAATTTGTTGCTTGATCCATTTCTTCGTCTACTCCAGTTTTATTATTCACATTGTCTCCAATTTATAAAATATATGTTTTCCTATCTGTACAGTTTTTGATGCAAACTTCCATTTAGGGTTAACGTAATTTGCGTGATAATACATTGCACCATGCGTTATATCTATTATTTCATCATAGTGCATAAAAGCATATAGTGCAATCTTTCTTATATTATCAAACATCTTTTTTTCTTTCTTGCTGTACGAATACAATGTTGCTTTGTTTCTTAACTTAGCACTACACCACCAAGTAAACTGACAGGTCTTTCTGTTTCTTTCTCTAACAATTTTACATAGATTTGTTGGATATAATTCACTTTTAGATCTGTTTAATGTAACTAATGCAACAGCTAACTTACCTGTATCTGACTCACCTTTAGCTTCAAAAAATATATTTTGTGCTAAACACTCAACTTCAGCTCTTTGTTCTTCTGTTATAGAAGCATAAGACATTAATTTAAGTTGCTTATATTCTGGTACGTAATTTGATTTAACATTAACTACTGTTGTTAAACTACAAATAATTACCATTAATGTTCCAAGTATTAATCTCATTCGTTGTTACTCCTTTGATTACCTTGTTATTACTATTATATACTAATACTCTTTTAAAGTACACATGTATTTTAGTCAAAACGCAACTTAACTAACTTTTCTATAAAGTCTTTACGTTTTCTTTTAAAGATTTGTGGCTGTTCACTATCCACACCAATTAATATAACTATGTTAGGTATTTTAATATTAAATAATTCCTCAAACATAATTGAATATGCTGTAGCCTGAATAAAATAGTTTTCAATCTTATTCTCATCTTTCAATCTTGCAGATGTTTTAAAGTCAATAACAGATAATTCACCTTCATATTCACCAATACAGTCTACTGTACCAGCCAATTTAAGCTTATCTGAATACATCATCTTTTCAAGTGCATGTATGTTATCAATCTTATCAACAAAAGGCCGCATACTGTTCCACATCTCTAAATCAAATATGTCAATATGATGATCTTCATTAAGTAAAAATGATTCACAATAACTATGGATTTGAGTTCCACGTTGAGAAGCTCTAGAAGATACTCTATTTGCTTCTGCTTCACCTACACGTTTCTTCCAAGCTTCGATAGATTTTTGACTCATCTTACCAGTAATAGAAGTCACTGATGGATATCTATCTCCATTAGGTGTTTCATATAATCTACCTGAATCAGAATCAATACGGGTTAATGATGGGAATTCATGATCTATAAATGTTTTCATAATATTATTATACACTGATTATTGTTTAAAGTACACTGTTATTTTAATTAATTTCTTCTATTGTCGATACAAAATTATCATCAGGTGTAACAATAATAACAGGTAGTTCATAATCATATGAAGGAGTTGGTTCTATCATAGCCTCCAACCCCTTTTGAATCATTGGTTCTTTGTCTTCACATGATGTTACTGTAAACAATACTATAAGCCCTATAATAAATATTATGATACACTTATACATATCATAATTTTTTGCAGTTTTAAATTTATAATAGTGCTTTCTCATATTATTTGATAATAGCTAAAATATCTTCTTCAGCAACAAGAACACGTTGTGCACCATCAATTTTTACTAATGCAGTTTTAGACCAGTTTAAAAATACATTGTCACCAACCGCTACATTTTTAACATCAGGTCCTACAGCAAGTACTGTACCAGATGAAGTATCTAATAGTGTAGTTGATGTTTCGATAATAATACCACTAGCAGTTTCTTTCTTTCTTTCATTTTCTGCTACTAATAACTTATCTTTCATTGGTATTACTTCCATATTATTTTCCTTGTAATTTTTCAATTCTTTCTTTAATAACTAATTTTTGTTTTTTCATTTTAGATAATTCAATATCATCTATAAAGTTGCTGTGTCCTGCTTTAATTTTATGATCTAGTTCTATGTGTTTCATTTTAAGCATTTCTAAATCTTGTAACATAGTATATCTCCTAAAAGTTAAATGTTAATCCCATTCCTACTGCATCATATGGTCCATCACCTCGCTTTATTCGGTATCGAGTATCTAGTGTAATATCATCAGCAATTTTATATCCTAGTTTAACTGCATATGTAGTATCATTCTGTTGATAGCTAGTATTATAGCTGTCACGAAAACGTACGCTAGTCCCGATTGACCAATCTGAATTTATTTTGTATTTAATACCTGGAGTTGTAACCCAATAGCCGAAGTTATTATTATTAACGTATTTCTCACCTGAACCTAGATAAAGACTGGTTGACCAATCTGAGTTGAGTTTGTGCTTTAATTTGATTCCAGCTTCTAGACGAGTATCATTGTTATTACTTTCTTCATTCTGATCTTTTAGCCGAGTTGATACTGATACATCTAACCAATCATATACATTTTTACCAAACTTCATGCCATATGTCATAGCATCAGTTCCGCCTTTAGCATCTTGGCTTTCAAAACGTATACCGTAAAAGTAACCTTGTTTCTCAGCTGATACGGATGTTGAAAGTGTTAGTATTGCAATTGCTATTATTTTTTTCATATATTATCATTTAATAAATTTAAATTTTATTTCAGGATGGGCTCCTTGCATAACAACCCATCGCTTTCTCCATTTTGCCGCAGCAGTTTCTTGATCATCATTAGATGTATTAACATACTGATGGGTATAACTTTCAGTAGTTGATGTACCAAATTTAGTATCACAACCATATATATCAATTTCAGTATATCCTAATCCAATTAATACTTTTGCTGCTATATGTGCACTTGATTCACCAAGATGATTTTTTTCAATAATCTTGAGTAAACACCCATCAAATAAATGGCGTTTATTAATTTCATCGGTATATCTCCATGCATTTGCTGAAGCATACATTTTAGTAATCTTTTCTGGATGTTTACTTAAATGCATGATAACTTCAATATCAACAACAATAGTAGCGTCAACTTTAGTCCATGGAATATTACAACCAAGGACATAATCATATTGCCATGGATTTGTATATGATACCCTAGACGGTCCGTTGCCTAATATTGCTGCCTTCATAATTTAATTATACCATAATATGATATTAAAGTACACTTAATTACGCAATCAATCCAGTTTTATATACAGTTCTACCATTTTCTTTCATTGCCGTTAATACTTGTTTACGGTTATCACCATTTGCTTTGTATGATACATGTACCCAACCAGAATCAGGAATACCTGGAGTATAAAATTCTAATATCACTTGATCAAATTCTGTATGGTCTACAATCCATTGGGCTACTTCAGCATTAGGAACACCTGGTACTTCAATGTCTACTGCTTCGCCTCTACAATGTTGACTATTACTTGAACCACCAACTGCTTCATTTAGTGCTGGTCCTCTGTATCCTGAGTTAATGACTGTTGGACCAAATCGATCTCTAATAGGTTGTACTACATTCTCAAATAAAGCTGTACATGCTTCTAAATGAGTATCATTTGGAGTATTGTCTATATCTAGTCTAAGTGCTGTTTGACTCTTAGTATATTCGGCTAGTGTAAAGTTTTTAGATAAATTCATTAGATTTTCCTTAAAAAGAAAGGGGAGTTTGCCTCCCCAATCAGGTCAATTATTTTTCTTGTTTCCATAATGTCCAAGCACCCCAAGCAACTGCTGCCCATGATGCCATATGCATTAATGGGTGTGCTAAAAGACCCATTAGACCTACTACGATTAATACAGTACCGTCCCAAGATGTTCTTTGAGCCCATTGAGCTTTAACCCAATCTACTGCCATATTTAACATATCTAACATAGTATTTCTCCTTGTTTATAAATTTGGTTCTACTAGATCTTCAAAACGAATTTTAGCCATAATATAATCTTTCACCAAACTGGATCTGACAATATCATCAGCGGTAAATTCAATTTTTTCAAAAGATTTCATATGTTGAGCTATATCAAAAAACTTTAGAATCCCTGTTTTATCATTCGACTTTCTTAAATCAGTTTGTCTATAGTCTCCACACCAAATAATTTTAGAGCGGAATCCAACGCGAGTCATTACTGTATCTATTTCTTCATAATTCATATTTTGCATTTCATCTACAATAATAATTGCATCGTCAAATGACATACCTCGTATAAAACTAGTAGAGATAAAACTGATGTAACCTTGTTCCTCAAGCCTTGACCAAGCATCTTTTCTACCAAAGAGTGTCTCACAGATTTGTCGGTAAGGTTGTTCATAAATTTCCATCTTCTCTGCTACATCACCAGGAAGATGCCCCATGTCACGAGATTGTACTGCTGATCTCACAACAATGATTTTTTTAAAGAAGTTTTCTTTACTTAATACTTCTTCGATTGCTTTGTACAATGCACAGAATGTTTTACCTGTTCCTGCAACACCATGTAAAGCTATAAAATAACTACCAACTTTATATGCATCAAAAAACTTCTTTTGATTATCAGTTAGTGGTTCAAATTCTTTAAGCATATCAGGTTTGATTGTTAATGAATTATTAATTTTTTTTGGTTTAGCTGCTACTGGCGGTTCAGTAGCATAAGTTGATTTTCTGGCCATAGATGCCTTTAAATATTAGAAGTTTTATCAAGCCCAGAACCAGGAGCTCTGGAATGTATTTTTTGCAATACTTCTTTAAATCCATTATCAGGTTTACGAATACCAAGTGCTACGGGATCTATTAATGGCGGCATGCCACTAATATGAGACTGTATGTGTGGGTTTTCTTTTAGATA